ACGAGAAGCCGGTTCTCGTTCGTCGCATCCGAGAGCGCTTCGGGCCTGGAGAGGCCTTCCGCCAGGCCCTCTCGTAACTTTTCCCGGTAGGTCTTCGCCACTCTGAGCGCTATCGTCTCAAGGCGGGATCTCGATAGCAACCCCGAGCGCGTGAGCATGGAGACGGCGGCGCGGCTCACGGTCAGACGCTCGGTGACGAGCTTCTCGATGACGCGCTCCGGTGCGGCACGCGCCAGGAACTCCGCCGGGTGGTAGCGGATGCTCACCGTGTACTCACCCGCGCACCTGGTGGAGAAGGCCCTCGATGAGCCGCTGCCCGGGATCGGGCGGGGCCGCCGGCGGCGCGAGCTTCGCCTGCGCCTCGCGCATCGCGGCGAGCTCCTGGGGATCGACGTCGAACATGCGGGCTACGATCTGAATCTTCATCTCGCGCGGGAGGATATCATCGGAGACGAGGTCGAAGGTCTTCAAGGCCTCCAAGGCGGAAGCGATTTGCCGCGTGTCTTGCGACTTGAACTTCGTCTCGGCGCCGAAGACCTTTTGGAGTGCCGGGCGAACGATGGATACCCAGTACTGCTTCAGCCCGCGCTCGACGGCGCGCATGTCCGCTTCGCCGGTGGAGCCGATGCCGGCGGTCTGCTCGCCCGCAATCCAGCTCATCGGGAGCGAGAGGATGAAAGATTTCTTCGCGTCCAGAAACGCCATCGCCTTCTCCGTAGGCGACATGTCCACCGTCGGCACGACGACGTCGTCTTGGCTGTCCAGCATCACGTCGCGCCCGCGGGAGAGCGCTCCCGCGACGGCCTTGCCTTGAGCCGCGGCGATGGTGACGTCCGAAAGCGCGACGTCGGTGCGAAGGCCGTGAATTTTCACCTGAACGGATTTCGCGAGGTTCATGGACTTATTGAGTGACGACAGAACGCAGTACTCGAGCGCCGAGTAGACCCGCAGCATCTCCGTGCGCCGGTAGCCCTTGAAAGAAATCCAGACTCCCGTCGAACTCTCACCCGACTCTTTGTAGTCCGCGCGAATCTTCGCTTCCTCGTCCCGTGTCGCGTGACGGAGGACCTGGACGGAGGGTAGGTACACGACGAAGAGGTCGCTCATCTCGCTCATCGCGCGCGCGAGCATCGTCACGAGCCCTTCGCCGGCCTCCGACTGCACGCAGTTGTCCCAGAGGAGCGGCTCCAATTCCTTCGGCAACCCGTGCGTTCGCTCCATCGTGTCGGTGAGGATCTTCAGATACGTCGTGAAGATGTCCCCGCCGGTGAAGGCTTCGGCCCGAATGGCGAGCGGGAAAAGCTCCGGCAGCTCCGTGTCGCCGCTCGTGGCCGCGCCGCTGAAGAACGAGAAGAGGTTCATACTTCCCCCTGGCACTTCGCGCAGACGCCGTGAGGCTCAGCGACGCAGCTGGTGCAGAAGACTTTCGAGCACCGGCGGCAGCCGTTGCCGTCGTGAAGATCGAACCACTCGCCGCAGTCGCAATAGCACGGCATGTCCATGTCCTCGCTCACTCCGGCACCTTTCCGCTCGCCAAGCGCCCGAGCGCCGCACCATCGAAGGCGCCGACGTCGAGGCTTTGCAAGTGCGTGAGCACCTGGGCCGAAGTCCCCATGAACGCTCCCGTTTCGAGTGCGCGCACGCGGTAGGTCTCTTGCCGCTTCACGTGGCCCGCGATGGTGGGCGCGCTCACAAGCCCGCGCGCGTGCCAGCGCTCTCTGAGCACGCGCTCCGATTCACGAAGGTACACGACGGTCACGAAGAGGCCATGGGCTTCCAAGGGCTCTCGGATTTTGGACACGGAGAAGGGCGTCTCCGCGAGAACCGGGCGGTCTTGCGTGCGCGCGGCGTGAAAGATGTGGCGCACGTACGCGTCACCGGGCGCGTCCATGAAGTCGTCGTGCGGGACGTAGAGGAAGCGCGAGGCCAGCTGCTCGCACACCCACGACTTCCCCGACGCTGGGACACCGGCGAGAAGGACGACGTGCTTCGTCGGCATCAGCGTTTCCCTCGGATAAGGCCCATCCACTCCATGCCGGTCGCCATGGAATCGGGGCCGTCGTCAGGCTCAGAGCCGTGCTCGTACTTTCGAACCTGCGTCTTGAACGCTTCGTTGGAGGTTTCGGTCATGAAGATTTTCGCGGCGTAGGGAGCTGCTGCCATTATCCTAGAGTGTTTGTGGCCTGACGAGAACCTTCCCACGACGCCAATGCCGTGAGCCTTCAGCGCCTGGCGCAGTAGAAGTACCGGCTGCTCGCCCAACGCGTTGCATTCGAAGCAGAGCTTTTTGACTCGGTTCCGAACGAGAATTGGGATCATTTCATCGAGGCACTGATCCCACGAGCGCTTCCATGCGTGGCCCTCGACAGCAATCCCGTGGAAGTGCCCCTTGAAGCAAGAAAGGGCCGTCGTGTCCCGTCCCATGGAACTCGGATCGATGAAGGCCGTGGCCGAGTCACAGGGGAGAAAAGTGGGTAGCCGCTGGATGCCCTCGAAAGGAAAGCCGCTGTGGGAGACGACTTTGAGGTGATAGCTCGCACTTATCGATTCCCACGAAACGCCGGCAAGCTTCAACGCCTCCAGGTCGCAGTCGAGCTCGGGAATCGACCCGTGCGGCACCTCGAGCTTTTTCAGAATCGGCCGGAGCGTCTCGTAGAGGTCGAACTTGTGCACGGGCTGTCCCAGGACGAGAACGTTCTGGGTGCGTTTCATCAGCTCCGAGTATTTCTTCTCGACGAGCTTTCTCGTCGCCTCGCTCGTGTCGTCCTCGGTGACGACGTCCTCCATGACGGCGCGACGCGGGTGACGGCCGCGAAGAGAGACGGCCTTTATCGTGAGAGCTGAGAGCGACGCTTCCTTTCCGGCGAGCCCCGCGACACTCACAGCCGCGGCGTTGTTCACGCCGATGGGTACACCGTTTTTCGCGAGCGCTTCGGCGACTTCACCGAGGAGCGCCTTGTTCCGCTCCGTCGACTTCGACATGAGCAGCGTGGTGGATGCCGTCTCCTTGTCGGCGTGGCGTCCCTCGCGGTAGTTCCGGTAGATGTCGTAGGCGACGCCGGCAATCACCACGTAGTCGGTCTTCCCGTAGCCAGGCGCTCCGAGAAGCAAGCGCGGCACCGTCTCCTCCATCCCGAAGCGCATCATCTCGACTTGCTTCGGGAAGGGTGCTGGGTACCCCGCCGCTTCGCAGAACGCCTCGAAGGTTTTCTCGCCCTCCGGGGCGCCAGCCGCGGCGACGCTCGCTCCCGCCGCTTCGTTCGCAGCGACAATGCGGTCGAGGAGGAAGGCGACGCGGCGGGGATCTGCGGACCACATGGCAGACTTTATAAGCCTCGCGAAGATGGCGACGCGCGCGGGCGTGCGCCGGTCTTTGAGGATCTCGGCAAGCTCCTCCTTCGACTTCTCCAGGAGCTCGTTCGCGATGCGCCGGACCTCGGCGTGGGTGAGTAGCCGTGCGGTCAGTAGCTCCGCAGACACGGGCGGGCGGCCGGCGGGGTTCCCGCTGACGCCGGGCGGAAAGTCGCGGCCCCCTGTTTTCTCCCCCTTCGCCACCGTGCCCTCCGCACGCGGGGGCGCGTGACGCAGCCCCTCGCTGTTCTATCGACGGATGCGTCGCGTCAGCATGAATGCGGGGATTCGCAACAGCCGGTACCCCACTTTCTGGCAAAGCCGCGCCGGTAGCGGCCGGCGGTACTTTCACTGTCACAATCGCGCCGCGTTATTGCCGATGTCTCTGCCGATGTGGCCAGCCCGCGACAGGGGATCGACGCGGGATCTCTCGCGCGGTAGAACGGTAGGATGCGGCCGATTCGGACACAGGTAACGAACCTTGAGCTCCAAGCGCCGAGAAGCTGGGACCACGAGAAGGGCGAGTGCCGGCCCCTTCCGGTCGCCCGTAGCGAAGGCATCATCTACTCCTATTGGAAGCCCACCCTGTGGGAGCGCGTTCTTCTCTTCTTCGGCCGCCCGGTGCGCCTCGGCGTTATGGGCCGCGTGCATCCTCCCGTCGCGCTCGAAGCGGCGCCGCGCCTCGAGGCGAAGCCGTGAGCGAAGCGCAACGAATGGAACACGCGGATCCGTTGAAGCCGTTTCTGGCACGCGACGCTCAGTTGCTCCTCGAGTTCCGCTTCGGTCCGCAGCCGGAGCACGTAGGACGGTTCATAGCGGACTTTTACAACGCGCACCTGCAACCGCTCCTCCTTGCCCTAGCAATCCTCGAGGAAAATCGGGACACGCTTGGGTGCGAGAACGACACCAGGGTTCTCGACGAAGCCCTCGAGGAGTTCCGGAAGCTCGTGAGGGCCGCGCCGTGATCGCGCGCGCCGTCGTCCGCCTCCCGCTCAACGTCATCCTCGGCCTCGTCGTCGTCGCCTTCATTGCCGCCGCGGCGGGCTTTTTCGCCGTGGTTTGGGTTATCGAGTGGGCCTTCGCGGAGCCGCGCCCTTGCCCGCCGGCGCGGCGGCTGACGGCGGTTTCGTCGGCGCCGGGGAGAGTCGCGTGATCCCTCTGCTCGTCCTCGCCGCCGGCGTCCTGCGCGCGGCCGTGCTCTTCGCCGCGGTGGAGCTCCGCCGGCATCGGCGCATCGTCGCGGAAGTCGACGAGAGTTACCTGCAGCTACGGCGGAGGGCGCGGGGGTGACGATGGCCGTAATTTTCATGGCCGGGTTCTATCTCGGCCTGGGTGCCGGCTGGTATCTCAGGAGGCTGCCGTGACGCCGATTGAACGGTTACAGCGCGTGGTGGAGCTGGCGGAGAAGAAGGTTACTCCGCTGAGCGGCCTGCACACTATTCGTGCGGCTGTTCGCGATGTGCCTTCGGTGCCAACGTTTCGCTTTGTGTTCGGATGCACAGAAGACATCCTCCCGGCGCTTGAAACACTCGAAAAGTCCGCCCCCGCAATGGCTCGCGCCCTTCTCGCGCTGTGGCCGGCGTTGGAAGAGATAAAGGCTTGGCACGATGACCTCAATCTCGACGGCTTCACAGCGGTCAGAAGGGCGCTCGCCGCCTTCGAAACCGCGAAGAAAGAAATCGAGGCGCTGCCATGAGCGAGAAGAGCGAGCTGTTCACGGCGGAGCATTTCCGGCCAGTCACCGGCACCGTTCTCGATGAGGTGATGGTCCACACGCTCGTGAACCTCACCAACGCCCGCCTCCGCCCGATACTCGAAGAGCGGGACCGACTCCGCGACGCCTGCGAGTACGCGAAGAACGCCATCCGCGAACTGAACGACGCATGGGAGGAACGCGCCGCGTCCCTCCGCACCGAACTCACCGAGTACCGCAAGGCAATCGACAATCTCATTCGCGCGTACAACGGCACGGGAATGCCGATTCATTTCGCGGTAGCAGAGGCCCGCGCCGCGCTGGAGAAATTTTCAACGAAGGATCGGCCGTGAAAAGCGAAAAGCCCTACAACCCGTGGAAAAAGGTGTGCGGGCCGGAGTGCCTTGCGTGCGCGGGCGAGGGCCGAACGGAGTACGACGACGACGATTTCGACATCGTGTACCGGACGTGTGACGACTGCGCAGGCAAAGGCGGGTGGTGGCGATGCATCTCGACGCGCGACTACTGCCGCGCGAACCCGATGCCGGGGCGCGAGGGAGTAAAGCCGTGACCGACCTCGCGAAGCTGCGGGAGCTGGCAAAAGCGGCGAAGGACGTTAACTCGACGCACCTTTGTTCGGACTGCAGCTTCCAGACGCTTTACCGCCATCGTCACGAGTGCACGCGACCGGAGGAGGCCTTTACGCTGGCGGCGCAGCCTTCTGTCGTCCTCGCGCTTCTCGACCGGCTCGAGCGCGCCGAGAAAGCGCTGAGAGAAATAAAGTCGCAGGCTACTCGGCGATACCGCGCGGCGGACAACAAGCACCTCCTCGAAAGCGACCTCGAAATCATCGAAAGCTTGGTCGGCCGCGGACTACCGTCCGACCTGCCGAATGAAGAAAGCAGCGCGTTGAAGTCCTCGAATTCTCCGGGCCCCGGCTAGCCCCCTCGCGTGCGAGAATCGACCGTTGTGACCCTCGAAAAGAAGTTCTGCCCCTGCGGCTGCGGGCTCCACTACCGCGGCCTCCCCGGAAAGCCCTCCCAGTACTTCTCCAGGAACCACGACCCGAACCAATCGGGGAGTCCCGCTGCGAATGGGCCTGTCGTCCGTCGGCGCGGCCGCCCGCGAAAAAACAGGGCCACGTACACGCCCGAAAACAGCGCGGACCCTTCCGTGGAGGCGGTCGAAGATGCGGGGGACGACGACGAACGCGCCGTGCTCCGCGAACTCGCCGTGGGGTGACTGTTCAGTCGGGATCCCGAAGTTTTTCCCAGAGCACCAACAGCCCCGACACGGCCATCTCACGTTCTGCGGGCGTCTTGCTCCGGCGCACGCGCTCGAGCGCGTACTCGATAACTTTGGGGGCGCGACGCTGAGCCGAACGACCACGGCGGCGAAAACGCCAGCGCACTGCGAGTCCGTCCGAGCTCCGCTCCTCCACGAGCTCCGTCTCCTCCGGATGAAGCCCCGGGTTCGCCTTGATCCATGCGGCCGCGAGTTGCTCGATGCGTTCCTTCTGCTCCGCTCCCCACACCGTCGCGAGGCGGTCCAGACGTTCCATTTGGTCCGCGTCGTGGCCGTCGTTCACGCGTTCCTCCATACCGCGCCCAGCGGAACCTCGTCGGGCCGGCACCAGTAGCCCGAAACGCCGTCGACGCGCACGAGCACCAGCTCGTAGCCGGGGAAACGGAACGCCTCGATCACGGCTTCTCGTCGCGAAGGAAAGTCACCACGGCGCCGCAGCCACCGCAGTAGATCATCTTTCCGCCGGTGCCCCACACAGCGGTCTGCTGCGCCTTCCATTCTTTGCTCCCGCATTTCCCGCAGCAGGGCTCAACGTTCTTCGTCGTGGTGCTCATCGTTACCTCCGGCCCGCGTTCTACCGGGAAACGCGGCGGTCGCCAAGGCGCCGTTATGGGTTCCACCAGGCGGGCGGGCGGTAAGCGTTCTCCGTGACCGTCTTCGTGCGCTCCTCGAGGCACGAGGTGCAATAGAAGTAATCGGTGCGCGTGTACGCGTTCAACCCGGGGCCTCGCAGCTCTTCCTGCACCGAGCGCAGGAAGGTGAACGAGTGTCGGCACGGATCCGCCGGCCGGGTCACGCACTGGCAGCGCAGCGTGGGAAGACAGCAGCCCGCGCAGACGGGCGACGCCGGCTGTGAGGCGAACGGCCCGGGGCAGTCGTGCGGGCCCGATACTTCGCGGCCGCAGCCGCGGCAATGAGCGCTCATACCCCCATTGTCGCCCGGCGGAGGGACCGCGACCAGGGGTGGGGCCGCCGAGTGCCGGCCCGTAGCAGAAAAAGGGAGGTCCCCGGTGCGGTCTGTCCCTTTGGCCGCACCATCGATCCTATGAAGACACGCTCAAAACTCCGCTCCCCGTCCTACGGCCTGGCACTCCTGGCGCGGTGGCTGGCCCGCTCAAGGGCGGGGCTACGACGCCTTCGACACCCGATCAAGCAACTCCTCCCACTTCTCCCGCTCGACGAACTGGTTGGTGAAGAACTTGTGGATCACGCTCGCGATGAGTGTCTGGTAGGGCATGCCGTGCTTTGCGGCTCCCGCGCGCGCAAGCTCGACAAGCTCCGATGGTAGCCGCAGGTTGACCTGCGTATCCTTCTTCGCGTTTTCGAGCTGAGCCTTCACGCCCCGGCGGACGCGCTCGACTTCGGCTTTGCCGGCGCTCTTCCAGTTTCCTTCCGCGAACGACGCTTCGAGGATGCGCTCTTCCTTCGAGAGTTTCGATTTTGCTTTCACGTTTTACCTCCAAATTCCTTTTCCAGTTTCTTCGATGGGAAAACCGTCGTCGCCTGGTACTCGCCATTCGTAAGGGGAATCACCGGCACCGCGTGGATCTTGCCCGCAATCCGAACGACGAAAATCTTGCGGTCCGCGTGCGTGTTGTTGTCTCGGATATCGAGAAGCCCGCCCTCGGCGATGGCTTCGAGGACCTGCTCGAAGGTCGGGCGTCCGTTCTCCGCGAGCCAGCTCGCTTTCCGCTCGCCCCAGGATTTCAACGTCACGCCCATGAGACTATTATAGCTAATGTATATACATTGTCAACAGGAATAGGGCGGTGCGTAACTACCCGTCGCCACGCAGGGGATCGGCGGGCCTGCGGCTTGCAGGGGGCCCAGGCTGCGCACGTCGCCGGCGGCGACGCATACACGCCGCCGGCCGCGCGTGGGGCACCCACCCCAACCCTCTTGAGCGGAGGAGCGTACCGCGGCCGCGGCGCGCGGGGAAGCGCGTGCGGTAGAATCCGGCATGGTTCAGCGCAGGGTGAAGGGCGAGGGCTTCGTTTGGTTCGCTCGGTGTCCCGAGTGTGGCGCGGAAGTCCGCGTGAACCGCTTCCGCCGAACGCTCCTGGGGCATCGGCGGCTAGTATCGCGGCGGGACGCGTTCGGCCGCGAGCTCCGCGACTGGATCGCCGAGCGGTGCCCCGGATCCGGCCGGTAGAAATGGTACCGCCCGCGAGACAACGTCACGCGGGCGGGTCGAATCACGCAGCCATACGTTTGTCGTTTGGTTTGTGAAGTAACCGGACAGCAACTACGACCGCTCGATTTTATCGCTGTTCCGGGAGAGGCGTCGGCGTGGCGCGGCGGGGGATTACCTCACGCGTCTCAAAATCATCTGTTTTTGAGATCGCGGCGCGGAGCCGCTTTCAACCGGGTTTTTGAGACGCCAGCGCGGCGCGGGCGAGGAAGCCACCTTCGGGTTTCGCTTTACCGAAATCCCAAAAGGCAGGTTCGGCGTAGAGCCCGAGCGCATCCCGCAGCCGCCGGACCTCGGTAACGAGCTCCGTCGCCATCGCGGAGCTTACCTTCACGCCGCATTCGGGACACCCGGCGTCGCTCTCGTCCGCAAGGTTCTCTTCGATCTGCTTCAGCCGGTCTTCGGTCATGCCCCGAGGCTACGCCGCTTTGAGCATCCGGTAAACGCTGGCGCGCGACACGCCGAGTTCCGCGGCTATCGCTTCCGGCGCGGCGCCGCCGGCGCGCAGCAGCCGTACCTTCCGCGCCTTCTTGCCCGCGGTCTTCGGGCGACCGAGCCGCTTCCCCTTCGCGACGGCGTTCCTGAGCCCGTTCTTCACGCGCTCCGCGGTGAGGTCCCGCTCGAGCTGCGCCATCGCGGAGATGATCGTGAACATCGCTTTCCCGATCGGAGTCGACGTGTCGATCTGCTCCGTCTTCGAGATGAACGCGACGCCGAGCCGATTGAACTCCTCGAGCGCCTCGATGAGATGCTTCGTGCTGCGCGCGAAGCGAGAGAACGAGTACACGAGGACGGTCCCGATCTCGCCTGCGCGGACCTCCGCCATCATGCGGTTGAACTCGGGCCGCGACGATTTCATTCCCGAGACGCCGGCGTCCGAAAACTCGAGATACTTCTTGTGCCCGTTCGCATTGCACCAGTCGCGCAGCGTCCGTTGCTGCGCCTCGAGGCCGGTGTCTTGCTTGTCGGTCGACGTGCGGGAGTAGATGGCGAGCTTCTTCACGCCTTCTTATCGGCGCTCGCGCGCGGCTTCTTCGCGGGCTTCTCCGTCGCGGCCGCCGCCGGCGCCTCGATGCGCTCGAGCGAAAGCCGTCGCACCGGCCCGTGGCCCCACTGCGTGTTGCCCTTCGCGAAAGCGTCGGTGACGACCAGGCCGTGCGCCGCGAGCTCCTCAGCGGGGACCGCGGCGAAACCGACGATGAGCGTGTCCAGCTCCTCGTAGAGCCCCTTCCGCTCGGCCGTCTTCGCCTCAATGCCGTCCAGAACTTCCTTCGCCCGGGTCGCCTGCTTCTCGAGATTCTTCTTTGCCATGCCTCTCTTTCGGCGCGAGCTCGCGCGGGCTTCATGACGCTATAGGTTGTAACTATGACGCGGCGTAGCTCCGATAAGAGATTCGACGGTACTGGTGGAAGGCAGGGCGGCGCCGCTCGAACCTCGGAGCGACGCCGCCCACTCCCCTCGAGGGACACGTGGCGAAGAGCGACAACGGAAAATTCCAGGCGTTCGTTCTGACGGTAGTAACGAGCCTCGCCGCGAGCGGAATCGTCGCGCTCTTCAATCTCGCCGTCACCGTTGTCCGCCTCGAGGAGCGGATGCGCGAGCTCGACTGCCCGAAGAAAAAGCCCGTCGCGGAAGCGAAAGTGGAACGGCCGCAGACGGTGCTCAGCGCCATGGGCTTTGGCTTCGTCGAGCGGATTATTCCGAAGGAAAAGAAATGAAACGCCTCACGGACCTTTTCTACTTCGCAGCCGTCGTCGCCGGCGGCTTCGTCGCCCAGCGCGCGTTCGGCGCAGACGCTGCGCCCGCGGGCTTCGGCGGCGCGGCCGATGCGCTCCAGGCAATTGCCGAGAATCCCATCGTCGTGGCGTTTCTTTCGTGGTTCGGAGCGGAAGCGGCGACGCGGCTTCTGCCGACGAGAAAGAAGCGCTCGACGCTCTTTCTGTTCCGGAACTTCTTTCGCTTCGTTGGGGCGGCCTGCCTCGTCGCCGAGCGCGTGTGCAACGCCATGGCAGAGAGCGACTTCGCCCAGGTGCGAAGGAAACCGCGAAGGCCCAAGGCGCCCGACGCAGCTACGCAGTCGGTGCCGGAGCCGCCGAAGGACACGCCGGCATGATCGACAAATTTCAGCGCGCCGGAAAGCTCGTCGCAGGGATCGCCGCGGCTGCGGCTGCCGTCGTCATGGCGCTGTTGTATCGACGGCGAGGAGAACAGCTTCGGGCCGCGCGCGTCGACGCGCTCGAGGCGAAGCACGCGGTAGCGAACGAAAAACGCGAGGCTGCGATCGCGGCGCTCGAGGAGAGGGTGGAAGCCCGTGAAAAAGATGCTCTCACGAAAACTCACCTGCTTCGCGATCTGCTCGATCCTGGCGATAAGCCCGGTTCAGGCGACGGCGGCTGAGCCCTGCGAGAGAAAGCTCTCGGCCGCGCTCGAGGCTCTCGCGGCGCGTGAGCTCCACGCGGAGGCCTGCGGCGAGCTCGCGGCGGAGCAGCGCGCGCACATCGCGGGCTTGAAGTGGCAACACGGCGAAGCGGTGGAGCTCGCGAGGGGTGCTCCGACACCGTGGCTCTCCCGCGAGCTCGTCTTCGTTCTCGGCGTCGTCGCCGGCGCTGTCGTCACCGCGGCGGCAGCGGGAGCGTTCCGGTGAGGAGCGCGACACTCAAGCGCTACTCGTCCAGCGACGAAGGGACCTTCGGAAAGCTCGCTATCGACACGGGCCTCGTGCTCTTCACGGCGGAGCTGCCCTGGCGCGACAATGCGCGGCTTCGCTCGTGCATTCCGCCGGGCCGCTATCAATGCGACTTTCGACACTCGGAGAAGTTCGGCGACTGCTACCACGTCGAAGGCGTCGCGGTCCCGTGGCATCCATCGTGGAGGACCGCGATTCTCATTCACGCCGGTAACTGGGCCGGCGATACGCAGCTCGTGAACCCTGCGACCGGGAAGCGCTACCTCTCAGACCTCCGCGGCTGCATCGCCGTCGGTACCGACGTGGGCAACATCAAGGGGCAGGCCGCGGTTAAGAACAGCGCCGACGCGCTCCGGCAGCTCGCCGAAGCGTTCGCGCGCGCCCCGTTCGAGCTCACGATCGTTTAGCCTGCGCCGTCGCAAGCGCCGCAGCGCTCTTGGCTTGGCGCTTTCGTGCAGTCGCAGCCGGGACAGACTTCGCCGCGCGAGCGGGCGCGCTCGTAGGCCGCTTCCGCGCGCATCACCTCGTCGTCGTGCCGGCAGTCCGAGCACGAGTGAGCGTCGCCGCATTCGTGGCAGAGACTCACTTCCGCGCCTCGAGACCGCCCCGCACCAGCCGCAGCTTGGGCCGCTCGCCCCGCTGGCGCCGCGCCGCCGCGTGCGCTTTCGCGGCTTCCGCGCGCGTGCGCTCGATTGAACGGCGAACGCGGGCGCGGATCTTCTCGGCGCGCTCTTCGAGGCTTTCACGATTTCTCATCGCCGTCCTCCGCCATAGCTCTGCCGCTCGCGGTCTTTCTTCTCCATGTAGCAGCGCTTGCAGTAGGGCTTGTCCCAGCGGCCGAGCTCCATTTGGCTGCGGCAGTCGGGGCACCACTCTTTGACTAGACGCACGTTCTCGCGCGGGCCGTCCGCGCGTGGTGGCGGCGGCGCGGCCGCCGGCGCGCGGTACCCGCCGGCTGCGCCGTCGTCGACCATCGGCGGAGCGGCGGCCGACACGGGCGGCAACTGCGGGATGTCCCAGCTGGCCTCGAAGCCTTCGAGCTTGAGCTGGCGCACGCCGAGCGCTTTCGCGCGCTCGAGGATTTGCACAATGTCCGCTGCCGAATACTGTGGGGCGGCGGCGGACGGCGGTACTGCTTTCATCGGTTACTTCCTTCCGTGAGTTTTTGAAGCTGTGACCTTAGGAATCTCAAAAGGCGGCGGCACGTCGTCGACGACGTGCTTCCAGAAGCGCATCGCTTCGGGGACGAGCTGGTTTTCGAGCTTCCGGTTTCGCTCGACAACGACGAGCGCGCAGTCGTCGTCGTTGTAGTAGGACCAGTAGTAGAGCACCGGGAGCTCCGCGACGAAGAGCTGGTGGACCGTCTGCCAGACGTACTTCTCGGGAACGCGGCCGGCGAGCGCGACCTCGTGGTCTTGGCGTCCCGGGCACTTCATCTCGAGGAGGCACTTCTTCTCGTGGTTGATACCGTCGAACGTTGCCCGCATGAAGTTGTGAACCCGATGCTCGCCCTTCGCCGGTGGCATCGTGATGCCGGTCTTCTCCTCGAAGATGCGCCGCGCCCGCGGCTCGAGCCGAAGCCCTCGGCGCATCGCTTCGTTCTGCCGCTGCGGGAGAAGCCTTCCGGTCTTCCTCGCCCACAGCTCGAACGGCGTCGTCCACGGCGACGTCTTCATGATGATCGGAGCGTCGGAGGAGCCTACGCCCTGGTCGCGCCAGCTCAGCCACGCCGCGTGTTCACGAGCTTTCATCGTCGGTCCTCCGCCTTTCGAAGCGTCGCCATCGCCGTTTGGAGATCCGGGTCGCTTGCCGCGACGTCGAGCGCACGAAGTGTTGCGATCGCCCAGCGGAGTGTTCGGATGAGCTCAGCGCGTTCGTTCGCCGTCACGAGCTCGCGCGGCCGCTTGAGCTCGAGCTCGACGCGATAGAGCTCGATGCATTCGGCGCAGCCGTTCTCCGCGCCGCTGTCGACACTCATCGTGTCTTCGGAGCGGCAGCCAGGGCAGGCCCCCTTCTTCGTCTCGAAGTGGTCTTGGCAGTGCTTGCAGTGAGCCCAGTACATACGACCTCCATCACTCCAATCGGCCTTCTCACTCGGAGACTTTGAGCATCGTGTAGCGGCTCGTCGTGATGTACGGACGGAGCACGCGGCCGTCGAGCTTCTCGAGCGCCTTCTTCAGGTTGAAGTTGTCGCGCTCGACAGTGACGAGGGCGAACCGAAAGCCCGCGATGACCGCTCGCTTCTCAGGCTCTTCGGCGATCGCGACCTCGATGACGTTGCGAAGCCGCTTCATTGCGGCATCGAGCTCCGCCGCCTGCGCTTTGAGGCGCATGTACTCGAGCGCTGCTTCCTCGATGTTGGGGACCAGTTCGACCGGGGACCGTTGGAGAACCTGGGACATGGAGCACCTACCGTATTGGGCCAGCACCTCGCTGGCCCGTTCTAGTCCCATTATAACGCTGCGTGTCGAACGTGGCAATTAATATTTACTTGAGATATAAGTGTTGATTACGTATACCTTAAGTATGAACGGACCGTTTCGCAGCCCGAACGACATCGCAGCACCGGAACCAACGGAGCAGGTATGTGGCTCGCCTCCGCGATCCGTGGTCAAGTGGCTCAAAGAGGCGGCGAAGAAAAAGGGCTGCAGCGTCTCTCACTTGGTTTCCGAGATCCTGAAAGACTACGTCGCGTGGGCTCGTCGCCAATCAAAGGCGTAATCGATCGAAACGATTGATATTTTATCGTCGATAAAGCAGGTCTGAAAACGCTTGCGCACCGATCCGCTGGTGCTATGGTCGAAGTATGAGTAAGCCATTTGTCGACGATAAAACGCACGCGGAGCGAACCGGAATTCGCTGTGCTTGCGGCGAGGAAGTATATCTCGATTTTCGCGGGCAACCGGGGAAGGTCAGCGCGGAGTGTCGGCAACTCGACTGTCGGAGGCTCTACCATGTCGAGTACGTGGGGAGAATGCCGGCGCCGCTTCCGATTCCGCCCGCCGTGCCGGGCCTTCGCCTCGTCCAATGACCGCGGCCCTGCAGCTCGAGCTTCCGTTCCTGGGCGACGAGCCCCAGCGCGCGGCGGCCGCCGGCGTCGTCGTCGAAGTGGTGCTCGACGGCGACCGCGCCCGCGTACGCCCGGTCGACCGTGCGGGCTGGGTGCGCTTCCCGAAGCGGCTTCGCGACGTCGGCGCGCGCTACCGGGTGGAGCGGCTGACGCCTCTCCGCGGCGGCGCGTGGGCCGCGACGGGGCGAATTCGGCGGGTCCGCGTGAAGAACCGGTAAGGGGGACCTCCCCTCCGAAAACGTTGGCGCAGCCGCTTTCCGCGGTTGACGCAACGCGTAAACCGGGTTTTGTTTGAATGGTTGAGGCCGTCTGATTCTTCGACGCGAAACCACCTGTTCGATTCATAGTCGGCCGCAGCTACTAAACCAAAAGGATGCGGGTGCAGAATACGCCCGCCGGTGTCGATTCTTTTCTCGGCTGCCGGCGGTCGCAGGCTTGCACATGTTGTCGCGGGTATGTTGCTCGTCGTTTGGAAGTGGATCCGTTCCCTGTTCTGGAAACCGAACGCGCGTTTTTCGGCACTGGCAGGTGACGTTCTCGAGAAGAAGAAGAAGTGCGCGCCGGGCACCTACGCGCTCGCGCGGCATATCGTTCCTCGACTGACCTCGCACTTCGGTGGCTACTGGATCACCGAAATCGGGGAAGCCGAGTGGAGCTCGTACATCGTCGCCCGTCAGGCGAAGCTTCCGGGCTGCACGTTCTTCGATGACAAGAAGTACATGACGATGATCCTGCGCCTCGCCGAGCAGCGTCGATACATCGACCGGCGGCCGTTTCTACGAATGCCCGACGCAAAGGGATCGGTCGGCCGAGAGATCCTACCCGTCGAGGTGAAGAAGCTTCTTCGCGCAGCGGGCGCCGAGCTCAAATTTATGATCGAGCTCGCGCTCAAGATGGGGCTTCGGCGCGGGGAGCTCCTGGGCCTCAAGTGGACCGACTTCGATTGGGAACGGCGGATGGTTCGAATCGTCAGTAGGAAGACCGGCCGGCCGCGCGACGTGCCGCTCAACGCGGACCTCTACCCGAAGTGCAGGAAGCGAATGTTCAACGCTCAATCGGACCAGGTTTTCCCGAGTCGGTACGACTTGAACAAAGCGAAGCGCGACCACAAGACGGCGTGGCAAGCGTGCAAGCGCCGGGCGAAGGTGAGGTGCCGGTGGGCGGACCTCAGGATCACATGCGCCACCTGGATGCTTCGCCGTGGTGCGAGCATGTCCGCGACTGCGAAAATTCTCGGGAACAGCGAGAAGATCGTGCGCGAGTGGTACGAGCGGCTCGGCCCGAGCGACCTGCACCGGGCGAGCGCGACTATGCGCGATCGCCGGCGGCGCGGCCGCACGCGGGCGAAGCCGCGCAGACCTCTACCTCTCGAAACGAGCCTCGCTCAGTAGGCCCTCTACCCTTCGGAAATAGACCTCTACCTTGACATGGTAGAGGTCACAGGTTCGACCCCTGTGGGACCCACCAGAAATTTACCCGAATGGGTAGAGGGATTGGGGGATCTCGATGGCGAAGCGATCGGAAATTCAGCGCCGGTTGTCGGAAATGTCTGAATGCAACTCGTCGATCCCAGCGATGACACCGGCCATTTTCGCGGCCCATCGCGACTGCAAAGCCGCGCACGGTGAAAGCACGCGGCACCGAGGCAGGAGTTCCCACAACGATTCCCTAACTCGACTCAGTTCCGCAGTAATCTCAAGGTCGGAACGCTGCTTCTCGCTTTTTTCATCCATCCCGGAAATCTACACGGCGGCCTTGGCGGCGACAACGGAGGCGCGCCGTGGGTGAGAAGCTGCCGCGGGGCATGGATGAAAGGGAGCGACGAAACGAACTCCGGCGGCTGAAAAGCCGTCGCGTCTTCCATTTTTCGCCCGCCGTATCGGACGCTCGCTCGCTCGAGAGGCTCATCGCCGAAAGTTCGATGGAGGAGCACACGCACTGTGTGCTCGACGTTCTCAAGCACCACGCCTTCGGCCTGCAAAAGTCGTTCGCGGAGATCAGCGTTTTGGAGATCGCGCAGTACTCCGGCGTCTCGACCACGGCGGCGGTCCGAGCGATCGAGCGCTGTCTCGCAGCCGGAATTCTTGTCAAACGCAGGAGGAAGGCATGATTGGCGTTCGTCCCAAAAAAAAGAAGAGCGTCGTACCTACGGCGAACTCTTCGATGGAGCGGCACGCGGAGCAGCTCGTTCGCCTGATCGGGGACGCCGTCGAGGAAGGCCAGCTGACCGACGAAAAAAAGGAGCTTTTCAATCGTTGCTTTGAGCAAGCGGCGATGGCGCAGAGTTCTTCGGGGGCCGACTTCGGGCTCGCAGTTCAACGAGCCGTAACGCGTCTCTGCTCGTGGTGATCGCTCATCCGAGTCGGCACGGTTCGTGCTCTTCCTCCGTACTAACCACCGGCCTTTGGATCAGGGACATCGCAGTAGCGCCGACGATGCTACGCACGGGTCGCTCGTGACTGAATCCGCTTTCCCCGCCTTTCACGCGCCCCGGGGCGCGTTCCACTTTCCTGCCCGACGTAGAGCGGGACGTCGCTCGTGAACACCGCCCGCGTTCAACGCAAAAGCGTATAACGCGGTGCGCCGCCTAAGACAAAATACTAACTAAGAGAGTGGCGATCTTAAAGATCATCGTCTCCGCACGACGCGGAGCAGCACGCTGATCTTAACGATCATCGTTCGGTCCTTTAAGATCATCGTCGTTGAAGTCCCCTTTTATTGCGGCGCTTTCACGCACGACGCGGCAGGACTCGATGATCTTAAAGATCCGAGCTGTGGATAACTTTCCGGTAAATCCCGTCCACAAAGGTTCTGCGGCATCACAGCCGAGGGGCCGAATTCCATGGTTCCGGGACTTCACGTCCCTCTTTCGTGGCCTTTCGCGCTTCTGCCGCCCAGTCGAGCATCGCTTTTCGCTTCTCGGCCTCAAGGCGGCGCCGTTCTCGCTCGGCAGCTAGGCGTTCACGCCTTGCCTGATCCAGGGCTCGGGTGAGGAGCGTTTGCGCTGCGTGATAATGGGCGAGCTTCTCGGCCGCATAGGGAGTGCTAAGAATCGGCGCAACGATGTGAAACTTCGACTTCCCGCATTTTTCGACGGGCCGGATGAAACCCGCGTGCTCCCACTTTTCCTTACAGCGGACGTGAAAGCCGTGACTGTCGTTCCCACGGCCATTCAGTCCAGCGCGCAGGAACGGCTCTGCGATCATCACGCGCCACGATCTCCAATCCCGGCAAACGAAGTGAACCGCTTGCATCCAAAAAAGCTCGTTCGCCGTGAAACCGGGCAGGAAGCTAGGGTTGAAAATCTGGGGGTTAATGAAAAGGGCCTGAGTGCCCTTTGAACCGTAACGTTCCTGCGCACGCCACCAGCGCTCTTCCTTCGACAGCTGCGCGATGATCGCGCTCTCGTCGCCGCCCTTTGGCCGTCGCCCGCCCTGCCGCTTCCCGTTGCTGCTCACTCGATGATCCCCCGGAGAAACTGTCTTGACCGGATCGAGTCGCGCTACGATATTGAGGTCTGGTGATGAGCGCGGCTTGCTACGGGCAAGTCCGTTTTGGAGAAGCCCCGGGCCTACAACCCCCGGGGCTTTCTCTTTTGTCGTTCCTATTTTGTACCCCCTGCCGTTGCGTCCGCAAAGCGCAGATCTCGGGCATAGGATCGCCCGCAGCACGCGGCAGCTGGAGCTGGAGCTGGAGCTGGAACCTCCCCGAGCCTCCGCGCCCCGTATAGGCCCGTTTAGCGCGTTAGGTGGGCATTCCAGAACTATCCACAGCCCTGTGGATAAAGGCGCGCCGGGGGCGCCGCGCGTCGCGCCCCCGGCACTGAATAGCCAACGACGAGGCGGCGGGCGCTTGGGGCCTTCGCGGGCGCGCCGGGAAGCGCACCGCGCGCGGGGACCGGCGGTACCTTCAGGATACAGGCGGCGAGGGCGGAGCGCTCCCGGGCCTTCATAATTCCTACCCCGTAGCGTGCGATGATCGCGCCATGCTGAAATATTGTGTGATTGCTTTGGCGCTGTCGCTCTGTGGCTGCGCACTACTCCAAACCTCGAAGCCGCAGAAGCTGGTGTTCGTCGACTCGATTAACAAGGTTGCGGTTCCCTACGGCGACGGCGTTGGGCTCATTACGGAACATGAAATTCGGGAGCACGGGTATTCGCCCGCTAATGAGCGTCAGCGCGAGTTTTTCGAGCGGCGTCTGGCCACGTGCTTCAACCGCTGTATCGAAACCCGTTGGACCGATAGTGGGGGCCGGAATCAGGATCTCAACTGGCCCTGCAATGAAGCTTGCATGCGATCTGATGGCTGGCAGCTCCGCCACATTCCCTACCCGGAGGAGACAGCGCAAAATACCAAGCGTCCGCCCCCTTCATCGCCGGCCACACCGATGGAAGAGCAAGCTGCTATTGGTGATGCGAAGATTAGACGATCGGGGCTGGAGTTAGCCCCAGCCCGACGGATTCAGATCCCCGAAACAAGACTCCGACCCTAACTACAACGCCCCCCGGCATCAGCGGCGACGATCCAGCTGCGCATGCGCGCGAAGCCATCCCACGACGTAGCCCGCGAAGAACGCGACGAACGAGGCGCCTACGAGATCGCCCACGGCTCACAACGCCCTTCAAGACTGTCCGGAGTGAAACGCCGCCGCGCCCCGATTGCGACCGCGCCAATGAAAAATAGTAACGGCCAAATCACCCTCAGTTCAAACGCGACGAGCTTTGCGTGGTTTACAAACGCGGTGGCGCCGCCGCCGGTGCCGGCCTTGAACTGAACCTTGTACACGTACGTTCCTGCCGCAACGACATCTACGTGGTTGTAGCCACCGGGGCCAGCGACGACGCTGTTCGGGTTTAGTGTGTGTTCGCTGATTCGAGTAGAACCTCGCACAAAAGAAACGTTCGAGTTCCCGCCAGTGGCAGTCGAGCCAAGGTTGCAGGCGTTGTTGGTTCCGTCGGCTACAAGCATCAACATAACCATTCGGCCAGTCGTAGTAATTGTGACTGTTAAATTGGGGACGTCGACGTAGGTGGTGCTCGTGGTATTACCGACTGAAGACGTGGAGCTAACCTGTTGCCCTAGCGCCGCGCGCTTCGCTTGCGTGACCGCTCCGTCGGCGATCTTCGCCGTGGTAACGTTGCTGTCGACGATCTTCGCCGTCGTCACGGCGCCGTCGTGCACCTTTGGTGTACCGACGATATCGAAGCCGGTTCCGTTCGACTTCAACCGGTAAACGCCATATTGCTCGGTGAGCGAAAGCGTGGAGGCGCCGCCCGCCGTCTGCCCCGACTGGAACGCGATGGTGATGGTCGTTCCGACCGCGTCCGTTTTGTATACGGCGAACTCTTTCCCGCTGCAGGTCGTCGCGTCCGGCATCGTGAAGGTTCGATCGCCGGAGCCCCTGACGATGCTGTCGGTGGCGAGGATCTGGTAGTCTTCCGCTTTCGTCTGAACGACCGGGAAAAAAAGCGAGTGCATGAGCTTCGCGAGATTCGTGAAGCTCATGCGGTAGGACTGCGTGCCGGTGTCCATCGGAACCACGGCGTTTCCGGTCGCCGTCGTCGCTTCGTTCAGCTGCGGTATCGTCTTCGGTGCGGCGTGCGAGAGAAGCGGAAGTAGAAGGAGAAAGAGAAGTGCTTTTTTCATAGTGCCTCGCTAGGTCAGTGTGAGTGTCGCGGTAGTGAAGATGCCGTCGACCCGAAGCTCGCGCATGAGCGCATCGAGCTCGGGCTGCGTCGTGATGCCGGTCGTGCCTTGAAACATGATTTCGTCGGAATCGTCGGCGTCGACGCCGCCGGAAAGCAGCTCCGTGTCGTGCGCCGTTTGGACATTGGAGCCAGAGCCTGTGACGGCGTAGGTGACGAGGCTCGAAATCGCGCCAGCGTTTGCAAGTTCGTACGCGTCCAGCGCCGCGACGATCTTGGCGGCCGTGCCCTCGCCGTCGAGCGTATCGCCGAGGTAGATTTCGATGACGTCGCCTGCGACCGATGTAACTACGGTCGGGTCAGAGGTTCCGTCGCCGCCGCCCACGAGCTTGATACCCACGGAGTTCCCGGCAACACCTGCCGGAACCGCCGTGTAGCCGATGTCCTGGTCCAGGAGCGTCGCCTGGACGTTTTCTATCTCCGTCGTCACGACTTCACTGTTCACGTACTCGTTGTCGACAATTTCCCGGGCCAGAAATCCTTCTTGGAGCGCTGATAGGATTTCAATTTCGATTTCAAGCTGCCCCGGTGCCGGCACCGTGAAGGTGACCTCGACGTCTTCGCCGAAGATCGTGCGGAAAAGCGAAAGGTAGAACTCGAAGGTCCCCGGCCGCGTGAAGAACTCATGGATGGACGCGAACGACTTTCTGAACGTTTCCTCAGTGAGAATCCGCGTGAGCGGGCTTCTGTTCAGCCGGTGGAGCACCACACCCAAGGGCTCCGCCGTGTACGCCCCGGCGTAGAACGCGTCGAGTGCTGCGGACGTGGGCTCAAGCGCCGGAGCGAGCGCGCGAAATCTGGCTTCGTGCGCATCGTTGGCGTTGAATGGCTGAAGAACGACAGTCACGTGATTACCACCTCGATATCTTCGAGGGCGAACTCGAAGAGGTCGTCAAAGTCCGCGTCGTACACTTCGTCGTGCCACGTCTCGCCGTCGTCGTCGGACCATTCGAGAAGGAGCGTCGCCGCCCACGGCGCGTCGGCTAGCGTGTAGTAGCGCTGTGGCTCGAAGTTGAGTCCCAGCCGGTAGCTCGCCCGAGCGTTGTCGAAAATCTTTTCGCGAATGACTTCGTCGGAAGGAACGACGAGCAGGTTATTCTCCGATTCGATGGCGGTGAGACGGAGCAGCACGGGAATGCGGTTCGGAAGCGTGTACTTGAAATCGAAGCTCTGGCCGTTGGAGAGTACGATGCTCTCTTCCTCATCGCCGAGCGTCACGATGCCGGCCGCGTAGTACTGGGATAAAAGCGTGCAGACTTCGAGCTTCTTTAGCGCGTAGCCGTCGGCCTCGTCATCGAGATCAACGCAGACCGAAGCGGTTCCAGCGTCTTCGACGATGGGTGGCTTCACCGAAGCGACAAAGCCCTGGGAAGCTAGCGAATCGAGAACGCCCGGTGCCGATACCGACGGCCGCTGAATCGCTTCGTTCGTCGACGCGATGTAGTCTTGGAGCTTCTGGAAAATCTCCGCCGCCTTCGTCTCGTTTTGCTGAATCTTTTGGGCCAGCGCGTAGCAGTGCTTGTAGTGGTTACTTCCCACGAAATTTTCTTCCGTGTAGTTCGTCTGGAACTGCGCGTTCACGAGAACGCGCAGGTCATCGAGAATGGCGGGCACGGAACGCGGCGTGTAGCCGTTGTCTTGGGCAAAGCTCATCGGATGAATCCTCCGTCGGTGGTGTCGCTATTTTCAACGCGTAAGCGTAGCCGCTGCGACAGCGCTTCGACGACGTCCGTGACCTCCGCTACGTTTATCTGCGCTTGCGTGAGTCGCTCGATGACGTGCGCCTTGAAGCTCTCCGTCTGAAAGCGAATGGGCGATTCGAGAAAGAACCTTTTGTCGACGCCGAAGTCCGGCGCGTATTCGAGGCTTCCCAATTGTGTCGCGACGACGTTTGCAGCTCTCGGCGCGGTGGAGGTGCCCACGCCCAAGTCGCGCCCGTCTGTCGGAACTTCGACGATGTCGATCACTTGAGCCTCTCCTTGATTTCTGCGAGAGCATCAGCAGCGGCGGAAATAGAGCTCGCCGCGGAACCGATGGGCGCGAGGAGCGGGATCAGCACCAGCGAAGGCACGCCGGCGGCCGTTCCCACCGTGTCGATCGCGGTCTTCGCCGCGTCGAGCCCTGAGCTCGCGGCCTCGAGCGCCGCGATTGCCTGGGCCAAGCTTTCCTCGAGATCCGAAGCGCTGGACGTCAGGTAATCCGCGCGCTCTTCGTCCATGACGAGGATCCCAGCGCTCCGGCCTATGCCCTTCGAAAGAATGCGCGCGGATTCGACTTCCGTCTCGAGCGCGGTGACAACTCCGTCCTCGCACGTCGCCCTGAGCACCTTACTCATATTCGAGCTCCCGGACGTAGAGCCGCGTGAACTCGCCGTCCGCGTACTCACCGTCGTAGGAAAGAATCCTTCTCCCGGACCTGTCCCGGCTTCCCGGCTGAACGAGCGGCGGCGCGATGTAGAAATGGTTCGAGAGCGGAAGCTCCACCCTGAGCGACACCGATCCGAGCAGCACGAGCTTTCGATTCGATACGTCGAAGACGAAACCGTTCTCGCGCATCACGTCCCAGGGCCGGCCTTCGAAGGTAACCGTGGCCTGAAGCCCCAGGTATTCCCGGCCGGCGATGGAGAAGTGCTCAGCCGCCACGAGCTCCGGGAACGTGTAGAAGTCCTCGACGCGCTCTAGTTCCGTATCGAAGAACTGGCAGTAGCGGGCAGCATCGCTCGCGCGCCGCGGGTAGAGAGCGTAGTGTCCGTGGCGGCAGAGGACTCTCATCAGTAGAACTCCCAGACGATGACCGCACCCTTGTTCCCGGCGCCACCGGCAACAGCGGAGGTGCTTGCGGCAAGGCTCGCACCCGATCCGCCGCCGCCGTGGGCCTTACCGGCGTTTCCCGCGCCCGCGGACGAAGGCGCCTGACGCATACCGGACATATGAGAGGCGCCGCCCCATCCGAGTGCGTAGCGAATTCCCGCCGCGTTTCGACCGTTACCGCCATCGCTGCCAGGGATTGCGATATCGCCGCCGCTGCCGCCGGTACCGCCCGCACCGCCCGCAGACAAACCGCTGCCGGAAGCCGCTGCAGATCCGTTTCCGCCGTTTCCGCCGTTCGCCGAGACATGAGAGCCGAAGGAAGACGGGTTCCCGTTGCCGCCCGGATTGTTCCCGGCCGACCCCGGGCTGCCGCCCGCTCCGACCACCACCGTCTCGGTAGCGCCGAGCCCGGACGTAATCCACTTATTCGCGTACTCGCCGCCGCCGCCGCCGCCGGCGTCACTAGCCTCACCGCCGACGGTCGTGGCGCACCCGCCGCCCGCGCCACCCGATCCGACCACCTCGACAAAGACAGCGACGCAGCCAGCGGGCTTCGTCCAATCAGTGGTACCTGGGCTCGTAAAGACCTGCTTCGAGCCCAAGGTGAAGCCCGGCACCCAAACTGGGGCCGTGGCTCCCGGGTTCATGGCGAGCTTTCGGTTCGCAGTACCCTTGGGAAGTTTCCCGAGCTCGTCGTCCTCGACAGCGTAGAGCAGGTCGCCCTGGTCGTAGGACGACTGGTTCGTCCCGCCACGCTCCTCGGGTAGCTTCGACACCGACGAGAGGCGCCCAAGGCTGTCGTTTACGACCACGTGGTGCGCGACACCGGCCGCGATGACGGAGCGCGCGACGCTCGTGTGACTTTCTTCGTCATCCTCCGAAGGGGACTCAGACGGGGTTTCCGAGCCACCTTCCGCCTCGATGCCGAGCCAGACGAAATCTTCCGCGTCCTTGTACACCGCGTACGACGAGCGCACGTACGGATTCTTCCCGATGGAACCTATCGGGAGAAATTCGTCTTCGTAGGTGATACCGACGGCGTTGCCGCGAGTGATGAGAATCGACTTCTCGCCGATTCCTTCGAGCGATACGGCGAGCGTGCGCGAGACGAGCCCGGTCGCGAGAAAGTCGGGCAGAGAGAAGAGCCGGTACCAGTCGAAGGTCATAGCGCGCTACCGCCGACCGGGATGCTTCCCGTGTTCTTCGCAATGTTGAGCGTGCTCGTTACGAGCTTCGACTGCTCTTTCGCCTTCGATAGATGAAGCGAGAGCCGGATCAGATTGTCGTCGAGGCCGGTGTTCCGGGAGAAGCCCTGCAGAAGCCCGTTGAGAATCACCGTGGGGCCGTTGATATAGGCGACGTTGTAGTTCGTGCCGATTATCTTTTGGAAAATAATGTCGGTCATCGCAAGCAGCACCGAGAGAAGAATCGAGTCGCGCTTGGCGAAGAGGTTTACCGTGACGTCGTTTTGAATCGCACGCTGGTAAGTGACGTTCGCCTTCGACGTCTCGTCGTATTTCTTTTCGGCGACGGTATCTATCGCAAGCGCCCCCGACTCGCTCTCCACGTAGATCCCAGTTCCCCGCTCCGAGAGGTAGATGGGAATTGGAATGCCGACATTCTGCGCGAGCCAATCGAAGGCCGATTTCGTTGCGACCGGGACACCGCCGGCAGGCGGCGGCGGAGGCGCTTTCGGGAACGTGAAGATGAGAATGGGATCGATGCCGCCCAGCATTTACGGTCCCCCTCTCGAGCGCTTGAAGATGCCCACCCAAAACTGATCACTCGTGAACTTCTGCACGTACTGGAGCGCTGGCTCCACGAGCTTCAAGAGGCGTGCGAGCTGGAGCGACAGGTTATCGAAAACGCCTTTCAGGTTGTTGATAGCTTCGGCAGCCTTCACGAAGGTATCGAAGTTCTTTAGCTGCTCTCTTTCTTTCGCGGCCTTGTCGTCCTCGAGCTTCTGCATCGCCGTTACCATGGAGCTCTGAGCTATCTTCGACGTCGCGACGAAGTCCCGGACTTCGCCTTTCACGGCACCGGGAGCCGCGACGTCAGATAGCCCGGCGCCACGGTTCACAGCGCCGCTCAAGACTTCCGAGTCCGGCAGCGCCAGCTCCGCGGCCCGCTTCATGAAGTCCGCACCTATGAAGCGCTTCATGGCACCGAACTGCCTCCCACCCAGAAAATCGGTCTCAAGCTCCGCCTGGCTCTGCGCTCCGGAGCGGTGGACGAGCTCGCGGCGGGCAATCATCGCCTCGCGCTCGGCGTCGGTGAAAGTCTCCCCGCGCGCCGCACGCTCGGTCGCTTCGCGCTGCGCCGCCTCGGTCAGAAAAACGTCGTGTCCCTGGCCGCTCCCTGTGCGCTTCATCGAATCGAGGAAGTTCACAAAGCTCTGGGAGAGATCCGTCTCATCGAGGAGCCCGGCCTTCTCGAGAAGGCGCGTCTTCTCGGAGCGGTCTTTCTCGGGCAGCTCCGCAACTTCCTTCCGGGCCGCTTCAATTGCGTCCGCGTACTTCGTCATCGAGTCGCGCAGCTCGTCCTCTTTGACGCCGAAGCTCTTTGCGACCGATTGGACCGTGAGAATTTTTCCGGGCGTCGTGTTGAACCGGTCAGCGAGGTCCCGAAGATCCGAGCCCTCGCCCATGAGCTTTTTCAGCTTCTCTTCGAGCACCTCGAGCGGGTTCAATAGCTTCGCGAGAAGTCCGAGCGAGATACCGAGTACCGACCCCTTGATCACCGCCTTCAGGCCCGCGCCAAAGCGACGGGCCACTCTCGAGAAGCGCGCGTGGAGGCTCTGCTCCATCTGAGCCGCGTTACCGGAGTCGAGGACTGGTTTGATTCTTAGAATCTCGGTGAACACTGTCCAGGGCCTCTAGGAAAGCGATGTTGATTAGCTCCTCGAGCGGGGCCTCGGGGTGCCGGATGAACGTTTGACGCACGTCTACTGAGAAGAAACCGAGCTTTTTTTTTCCTCGGACGTAACGAGCGAGACCTTCATCCGCCCTATCGCCATGGAAACGGCGACGATGATTTCGTGAATCTCCTTCGGTTCGAGGTTTCGAAGGTTCACCGCCTCGTACGGGACACCGTTCGAGTCGGTCGCAAAGCAGATGAGCGCTTCGACTTCGTCTTGCTGAAGCTGCACGAAGACCGCAGCCTCCCGGAGCATCGCTTCCTTCTCGAGGTCGCTCCTCTCGTCGAACGCCGCGAAGAACTTCTCGTAGGGAAGCTCCCGATACGCCGGGAGCATTTTGAGCCCCAACAGAAGCGCGTGAAACGCGTTCAGCGCCCTGAGCGACTTGTAGCCTGTAAGCGGAAGTAGCTTCACGCCTCGGGCTCTTTCAACACGTCTTCGACGTCGAAGCTCTTCAGGATTATCGGCGTGTTCAAACTCTCCGGCGAGGAATCGAGCGTGAACTGTTGCGGGCGCTGGCTTACGAGGCATCGCTTCGCGTGCTTACCGCTGCCGGTCTTTCTCGAAATCGCGCTGAATTCCACGCGCTCGCCGTTGTCGTACACGTCTTTGATAAGCGTGTGGAGCGCCGGAGGAAGCGCCACTACGGACGTGGTGAGCGTCTTTGGCTCTTTCGTGCCGGACTTGAAGTCGAGGCCCTCTTTGTTCCCCGCGTTGGCGCCTCGTACGAGATCCATCGTCTCCGGGTCCTCGACGGTGACCGAATCGACGTGCACGAAGTCGTAGCGCACGCCTCGGATGGTCATTACGCAGTCGCAATCGTAGAGCTTAAGCATGGAGTAGTTCCTTTCCCGTTAGGTCGTCGATCGCAATTCGGAGAAGACGCGCCACAGGGCCGTCGGCTCCGGCACGTCGATAAATCCGCCGGCGACGAAGTTCTGCTGAATGAGCCTGATTTCTATTTTTCCCGACGAGAGCCACTTTTTCGTGCGGATGTATTCGTTGATGACGTCGTCTTGAAGCCTCGCCTCGAGCAGCACCGCCTCGGTGAGCGTGTACTGCGGCTGATTCGCCGCGATGTACTGAACGGCCCGCGACTGCAGGTCGATCATCAGGTTCTTCCAGATGTACGGCGCGACGATAGCTTTTCCGCCGCACGCGAATAGCGCCAGCCGATTTGAGAATTCGTCGTCGGTGAGCACGAAGCTAACCTTCGCGTCGAAGAGCGCGTTCGCCTCTCCCAGCTCGTCGACGTCGTCCTCGACGGGCATCGGGATGTACTGCTGGTTCGTCCAGTTGACCTGATTCGAGAGGAGCTTTCCGAAGGCGAAGAACATGTTCTTCGCCTTGTTGGTAACCGTCGTATGAAACGCAGAGCGATTCTCGATGACCGCTTGCTCTGCGAGAAAATCGTCGTCGGTGCTGGACACGCCGACAACGCCGTCGAAGCCGCCGAGCTGAAGGCCTGCGCCCGTTGCGTCCGAGCCACCCTCGAGGTCGTCTTCCGCCGCCGCAGCCTGCGCTGTCGCTTCCTCCCCTTCGGCGATGGTCACCGTTACGCCGGTGGCGACGAACTGGACCGAGTTCTCGCAGGCGTCCTTGATTTGCTGCGCTGTCGACACGCCGTCCTTCATGCGGATGGTGATGGTATCGTCCGAGACGGTGACGACTTCCTCGCCCGCGTCGTCGACTTCGTCCAGGAGCTCGACGGAGAGGTCGTTCCCCGCGGCACCCGGGAGTGCTGTGAACGTGAGGTCTCCAACGGTCAGCGTCGCCGATTCAGCGGCCTCGCCCTCGTCCTCGAAGTCGGTGTTGTCGAAGTCGCTGGAAATCAGGAGCGTGAAGAACAGGCCCAGGTTCGCGTCGAGAGCGGCGGCGAGGCTCAGATCGTCCGATAGAAGTACGTAGACCCGGCTCATGCCCGCGTCGAAGAGCCGCTGCGCTTCGGTGTTTTCGGTGCGAACTCCGACAGCCGTCATGCTCGTGCAAAGAAAGAGTTGCCCTACGTTTCCTTCCTGGCCCGCCTTCGGCTTTGCTACGACGCAGACCTGCTTCAGGAAAGCGGTGGACGCCTGCGGAATCGGCGTGATGACGGAAATCGGGAAGACGTAATCGAGAAGAATTTTGCTCATGGGAACTGTTTCCTTTCGTTTAAAGCGCGTGCCTCGCAGCTAGAGGAAGCTGAGATAGGAGACACTTTGGAAGTTCTCTCCAGAAATCGAGCCGCCAAAACCCGACTGATAAATAAGGAGAACCGCCGTGTCCCCAGCGGTCAGTGGCCAGGGCCGGTGGACGGCAATAGAAGGCCCGGCGTACCCGGCCTCAAACTTCGCCTCTCCGAGCAGAATTTTCGTGGTCCCGTTTATAAATAGGGTGATCGAAAGAAGCGCGCCGCCGCCACCGGCGTTCGTTCCAGATTGGAAGTTCGCCGAGATATAGTGGACGCGCGTCTCCTGGGCGGTGAACACGCCGGTGCTCGTGTTGTAGGCGTTGCCCACGTTGACGCGGGCGGTGGACGCAGTAAAGACGGTATCCCCACCAGACGCGTATGATCCAGTAGCTGTGGTGTACACCGCCGCCGCAGTCGCCGACGCACTCGGCGTCGCACACGTCAGGTTACCGTTCGCGGCAATCGCGTTTGCGAATTCGCCCGCCCCACAGTCGGTCGGGTTCGACGCGAACGCCGTCGCCGTCGAAGCGTTGCCGGCGAGCGCGCCGGTAATCGTCCCCGCTGAGAAGTTCCCGGATCCGTCCCGCTTGACGAGCGTGCTCGCGGTGTTCGCGTTCGTCGCAGACGTCAATAACGCGAGCTCCGTTGTCGTCTGCGTTCCGGCGACGACGAAGCCGCTCGCATCGGTGACGGCAACGCGGCTCGCGGTGAGCGCCGCCATCTTCGAGAACGCTATTCCCGCCGCCGCGTCTACGTCAGCATTCAGTAGTGCCGCGAACGACGCAACGCCGCTCGTTGCCTTACAGACGCCGGTACCGCTAGCGCGCTTTATGAGCTTCCCGGTCGTTCCGTCGAAGAGCGCGAACTCGGAAGCGACGCTCGATGAAGGGCCGACGACGTCGCCGGTTCCGACGCTACCCCCGCCGTAGCGAGTGTCCATTTCGGACACGGCGAGTTTCTTCGTCGTGCCGGCGGAGCTATCGAAAAGCAAAAACAAGTCCGTCGCGGAAAGCTGTCCGTTGGTGATTGCCGGAAGTTGATTCGGCTTTACCGCGGGCTGCGCCGCGCCGAACGCGGAGAAAGAAAGAAGTGCTGCGATGAGTGAGAGAAGTGCGATGAGTGATAGCGTTCTCATGGTGTCCTATGGCTTGACGACGTTGCCGTCTCCCGTGGCGAGCGCGCTTCCGTCGCCGACGTCGAGCGCGGGCGTAGTGAACTCGAAGCCCACGCCGCTAATCTCGCCCTTGTTCGGATCGTGCTGCGCTGAGAAAAGGTAGAGGAAGCGGCAGCGCCGCTCGCAGAGGTTCACCGTTTTCGCTGGGCTCGTAGCTATGTCGCGGTCCACGTCGAAGAGGAATAGGTCCGCGGTCAAGGCGCTCTCGGCTTTCTCCATGCGCTTCGTGAAGAATCCGTAGGGAAGCTTCTCCCGCTGCGAGTGAATGACGAGCGCACCGGAGACCTTCGCAGTGATGAGCTTCCCGGTCACCCGCGCGGGCGCTTCGTGTACTTCTACAAAGAGCGTGTCTTGCTCGAACGATTCGCCGGGCGCGTCGAAGCTGACTTTCTCGAAGCCGAAGATGGCTTTGAGCTTTTCTGTGAGCTCCTCACGGAACATTCTTCACCTTCATGCGCGCGCGGATGGCGCGAAAGAGCTGGCCCGTATCGATGAATCGCCGGCTGAAGCCCTTTGCCTTCGCGGCACTCCGGCTGTTTGGGCCGTAGTCGCCGCGAAGAATCGGGTTTCGCACAATCGCCTGCATGAGGTTCACAGCGCGGTTCGGGTTTTCTCCGCGAAGCGCTGTCTTGAAAAACGCGTCGGCGAAGCGCGCAATGTCGCGGTTTTTCGGCCGCCGAATGGCGCGGCGGAAGATGTCGGTGTGAAGCCTCGCCTGGACGAACTTCGCAACACTCGCGGTGGTGCCTTCGACTCTCCCCGAGGTTCGTCGGGCGGGGCCTCCGGCCAAGGTCTTCAAGGCCCCCCGTGCCGGCGCTCGGTGCGGGCGGTTTTCGAGAACGCCCACGTCGAAGAGGTGCCGCTCTATCTTCTGCCTGACCTGCGCTTTGAAGCTGCGGTCGAATTTGAGAACGACGCCCGTCACAGCTTCGCCCCAATCAGGATGTTCGACTTCGGCGTCGTGGCGCCGGCGCCGGCGTTGGACGGGTCGCCCACGGAGAGCCCACGTGCGAGAAAGTAATAGCGGAGACGCGTCGTGGCGTCCGAGACCGATTCGCGCGCTTCGAGCGCGGCGCGCAGCGCCGTGTACGTTTCCGCCGAGTACGCCGGCGGCTCGGGCAATACGATGCCCTCGAATTCTTCGTCGGTCAGCGTGTCCGAGCCGATGAAGCCCAGAATGTCGTCCAGGAAGTCTCTCATGGTAGGAAAAACCCCCGCAGGCTCTCTCGGACCTGCGGGGGTACACTCATCGGAGAATTGCGGTTATTCGCTCTCGAGCTCCGCCGGCTGACGGATGATGCCGTCCTTCGCGAGCACTTCGAGCATCATCGAACCCATGATCACGTTGTGCCAGGTGTAGAGGTCTTCCTCGTTCACGCCCTGCGCCAGAAGCTTCGGAAGCTCCGTGTAGTGCAGCTTGCACTGATCGAGGTTCGCGATGATCCAGCCCGATTCACCGTCCGGAGTTACCGCCTGCGGCAGCTTCGCCATCGAGTACTCGGCGCCGAGCGTTTCCTGAAGCGCCCCTCGCACCGATCGGACACCGGTGTCGAAGAGTGAGGTGAACGACGGGATCACTTCCTCACCGTAGAAGATGATGAGCTTCCGGCCCGCGACCTGGTCGGCCTTGTCGGCCGTCGCCATGACCTTGCGGCAGAAGTCCGCGAGATCCGGGAGATCCCCCGAGACCGCGATCTCCGCCGTCTCCCCTTCGAGCGTGAAGTTCGGGTCACCGGACAGGAAGAGCCCGTTGTTCAGTACGTTCGAGGGAGTCGTGCCGCCGCCCAAAAGGAGAAGCTTGTCTTGCAGCTTCAGGTTGTGGTCGAGCACCTGGGAGATGACGAGGTCGATGCGGGAAGCATCCTGAAGCGAGGAGTTCCGGTACTTCCTGGCCAGGAAGTACTTGCGGAAAGCCTTCAGCCCCTCGACGACCGAGACGGTCTGAATGTCCGAATCCTTCGGCGTGATTTCCTTCGCGTCGAGATCCCCCACCGCTTCGACGGTGTTGAAGTTGAGCTTTCCCACTTCGGCCGCGTACTGCTGGGCCTTCTCGTTGATGAAAAGCGGGAAGATCGCTTTGTAGATGGGGACGTAGGTCCGGTTGAACTCTTCGGCGGTCCGGAGAACGGGTGCTTGCGTCGTCATTTCTATTGGTCCTTTCTGTTAGGAAATTCGGTACAGCTTCGGAGGAACGTGCTTCGAGCCATCGGGGGAGCCTTCGCTTCGCCGGGGCTTGTCCGCGGACTCATCTTCCGCCGGCGGCGGCGGCGCATCCGGCGGTGATGGCGGAGGAGACTGCCCCGAACCCGCGGACTCCGATTCCGCCGCGGCGATTGCCGCCTCGAGCTCGGCTTTCTTCATGCCGTCGGCGCCCTTGATACCGAGCTCTTTCGCTCTGTCTTTCAATTCCGCGACATTCATTACAGGCCCCCTCCCATATCGACGAGAACGCAGGCCGCTTCGGTGCCGTCCTCTTTGATTCCGGTGAGCACACCGGATCGGTAGATCCCGTTCGTCACCGTCGCCGCTGAATTCGGATCGTCCGCCTTGCCCGTCGTGTCGGACACGTACATGCGCTGCCCAATCGCCACGTAGTCGGCGGCGATGCCGCCGCCGGTGAACGTGGTGTCATCGAGCGTGAGGCCGACCGACGTGTTCGCCGTGTAAGTCACGTCGAAGTCGGCACCTTCCAGCGCGTTGTTCTTCGCGGTCACCGTCACAACGGCGCCCACAGCCACGGCCACGAAGTGCGTTCCGAGCACCGAGTGCGCGTTGATAGCCGCCGCTAAGGCGGCAGCCACTACGGCGTTCGAGCTCCCCGATGCCGCGCAGAGTACTTCGTCCTCGCCGGCCGCATCGGCCGCGAAGGTCAAGGTCTCGTCGAGCGAGAGGTCCTCGTGCTCGAACTGCAGCGTGTCCTCGGTGGAGGCCACGAGGTTCGCGTAATTCGTGATCTCGATTTCGAGCCGCGCGGGCGCGAGCTCGAGGAGCACCGGCACCTGGTAGCCCTGTCGGCACACCGCGGTTTTCGCGAGGTGGTCCGAGAGCGCTTTCCCCAGGCTCACGCCGATAATACGGCCGTCGGCTTTTGTGACCGAGAGAGCGCCGTCGCCCTTCTGCCGGACGACAATCCCGGCCGGAAAAGTCACGGGGCTTGCCACATGTGGCGTGACGAGCCGCTCGGAGCTTTGCACCGTTCCCAAAACTACTTTGCTTGCGTCGTGCGGCATCAGAGCCCCCCGACCATGTCGACGTATGCGAAATCGACGGTGCCCGAGCTCTCGCCTTCCGCCATGCCGCCGGTCGTAAGCTTCGCGGACGCGTAGATGGCGGCCGTCGCCGTGCGAGCCGCGTCCGCCGAGTTGTGGCCCTCGCCGGTGGCGTTGACGATGTACACCGTCTCGCCTGGCGCCGGCGTCACGCCGGAAGCGAGTTTGAGCGGCACGCCCAAGCCCGCGCGGCAAACGGCGGTGCGGCCCGTGTCGGAGAGATCGCGGCCCAAGGAAATGCCGAGGAACTCTCCCACGCCGGAGCCCGTCGCAACGGCCGGCGTATCGTCGCTCTTCAGGCGAACGGCGAGGCCTGCCGTGATGACGGCCGCTCCCTTGTGGTTCGTGACCGTCGGCTTACCGGGTCCCTTCGTCGTTCCCAGAGCGTGCTTTGTCGCGTCGTGCATTTCGCTTTCTCCTTGAAAGTTTTCCGGGCCCCAAAAAAAAAGAGGGCGCCCCGCGATCTCTCGCGATGCGCCCTCTAACTCTGAAGGCCCGGTTCGAGTACGTGAGTTATCGGCCCTTGGGCCTCACGGGGAGCAACCCCCGCGTACTCGCAAAATTTATCCTACGATTGTGCGGCTATTTACTGCGCTCCCTTGTCGCCGAGATAAAATTTCCGCGAACCCTCGACGAGGCGGTTCCTGTAATCCTCTTCGGCCTTGCCACCCGGGGCCAAGCCCGAGCGCGCTCTACCGACCTCTTCGGCTTTTTTGAGCTTTTTCATGGTACCCAACGCCGGCTCCAAAAGGTTCTCGTAGATGTAGTCCGCGCGCTCCTCGCGGCCCGCTTTGGTCAGCTTCTGATAGTCCCCAAGCTGCGTCTTCTGCGTGTCGGTCAGAAGCTCCAGGTTCGCCTGCACATCGAAGAACGCCTTGATAATCGGCACCTTCAAGGCGCGCGCTCGCTCGACGGCGGAGTCGTAGTTTTCCTTCTCCGCTTCCTTGATTACCTTCTCCACGTCGGAGGGGAGCACGTCCGCATTCGCCTTCACGAAGTCCCCAATCGAGAGATTGAACCGCATCGCGGACTCGATCCCCTTGAGTTTCGCCTTTTCCTTTTCGTCGGACTCGTTCTTCGCCCGCACCTTGTCGAGGAGATCCGGATCGTCTTTCTTCGGAGCGGGCGGCGCCGGCGGATCGTCTTTCTTCGGTGGCGCAGCTTTCAGCTTCTCCAGCTCGCCCTTCTGGCTGACGATGAATTCGTAGGCCTTGGGGTTCGAGGCTTTCAATGCTTCGAGTTCTTTCTCTTCCATAGCGTTCTCCTTTTAGGCCGCGATCTTCGCGTCCTCTTCGAAAAGCTCGGTCTGGGCCACGAGGATGCGCATGCCGCACTGGCAGCCGTAGTCGTCGCCGGGCATTTCGCCGCGCCCGATTTGAAAGCGCCGGCCATAGTTCAGCTGGTGGAGCGGGTTCGGCGTCACCGCGTCGGATGGAAGCCACACGAAGAACTCGCCTCGGTACGTGGCTTTGATATCGCGTGCGATTTCCCGGACCATGGCGTTTTGAACGCGCTGCACGAGAAGGCGGTTCTCGTTCGTGGCGTCCGAGAGCGCTTCGGGCCTGGAGAGGCCTTCCGCCAGGCCCTCTCGTAACTTTTCCCGGTAGGTCTTCGCCACTCTGAGCGCTATCGTCTCAAGGCGGGATCTCGATAGCAACCCCGAGCGCGTG